GTGAGCGCTGGGAATCGTTTGAAAACTTCCTTGCGGACATGGGTGAGCGTCCATCCTCTCGCCATTCCATCGACAGGCGCAATAATGACGGAGACTACGAGCACGGCAACTGCTACTGGGCCACGCGACGGCAGCAGCAACTCAATCATCGGCGAGGGTGGACGGATGCCAGTGGCGTGCGTTGGTATCCTCACATCAGCAAATGGGTGGTATCGGTAAAGATTCTCGGTAAGGCAAGGTACCTTGGAACATTTGACGATCTGGATGAGGCCAAGAGAGTGGCTCGCGCCGGGCATGTCCTTGCCTTGAAGGCGTGCGAGGAGGAGGCCGCCAATGCCGTCGCTATATGACGACGTCGTAAGCGCACATCGTCGAGTGCTCGACAGATTGATCGACCGAGGCGCCGTCGAGCGCTTGAAGTCCGTCTACACCAAGGCCACGGCCGAGGTGATGGCCAAGCTCGAACGCCTTGGCAAGGGCTCGACCTCTTTCACGTACCACCACCTGCAGATGGCCCTGGCCCAGCTCAAGGCCGGCCAAATCTACGTGAACGATCAAATGCTCGGCGAGCTGAACGCCGCTACCCGAGAAGCGCAGGTTGAATCCTTGCACGGGCTCGTTCGAGACTACAAGAAATTGGAGAAGCACTTCACGGGCCACGCGCCAGTCCTGCCCATCGAAGAGGCCGCGCGGTTCGCCGGGGTGATCGACAAGTCGAGAAGCTCGCTGTTGCGGCAACACGCGACCAGCATCAAGCGGTACGGGGTGACGGTGATCGACAGCGTCCAAGAGCAGATGGCGGTTTCGCTGGCGAGCGGTGAAACTCTCGACGGGGCGATCACGCGGGTCCACGGTACCATCAAGGGGGAGTTCTACGCAGCAGAACGAATTGCGCGCACGGAAACGGCGTATGGCGCCAACGTCGCGCATTCCGACGGGATCAAGGACATCTCGAAGGAAGACCCTGCGATCCTCCAGCAGTGGATCGAGTTCTGTGCACCCGATGGGCGCCCCTTGGATTCACGGGTGGGAACGGATAGTTGCGCCATGATGGGACAGGTGACCGACCCAGGCGGTGTATTCACGATGCCAGCCACGGCGCCGTATCCAGGGGCGGATGGGAAGACCGACGTCGAGCCGTCCCTCGTGGGCCAGTCGTGGGCCGTGCCGCCATGCCGGCCCAATGGAAGGGAGACGATCCTTCCCTGGAAGAAAGAGTGGGGAACGCCGGGGTGGCGCTACAAGGGCGGGCGGCGGGTGCCAGCATGACCGAGGAACAAAAAGACTACGTTGCTTGGCTTCGCGCGCATCACTTCCCCGTGGCTTTCGTTGATGCAGAGGCCCTGCTGTCGGTTCCACCGAACAGGCGCGCTGAGGTCATGGAGATAATCAAGCGAAGCGTGCCTGTTCACGTTGGCTCTATCCCCACGACGATCTTGGTGGTGGACGTGATTCCGTGACCGAGCGTCTCGACTCCGACGGCCGCCCCATCGACAAGGGCATAGCCCGTGCGGTGCGCCTGCTCCAAGAGGCTGGCATCGAAACCACCGAATCATGCGAGGGCGGCGATACTCATCCACGAAGGGAACCCACCGTATGGTTTACCGGGGAGCACCATGAAGGGTTGCGCGCGGTCGCGGCAGCTCAGCGGAATGGCCTGCGGGTAGCACGTCTTTGCCGTGTTTGGGATGTCCTCGATCTAGAACTTGTCGGTCCGCAGTGGGAAATCGAGTTTGTGAGGACCGATGCCCTACGCGAAGACCCCAAGCACGATCGGGTGGCAAAGTGGCAGCACGGAAGGATCGTGAGGTGACCGGCTATCAGGTCTGGACCTGGCGCCCGCTACCCTCGACGGTAGCGTGCCACACGAAGGTGCGCCAACGCTCGCCCTTCGAGAACATCACCTTCGAGGAGCTTCACCCCGGCATTCGCCGCTTCGCCACCGGGTGCGCCGAGGCCTTTCGCGGGGAACGGGCGGCGCGGTTGCGGGCGCGCTTCAGGCGCGGAAGCTAGGGGCTCTTCCCCGCCGCGTCCCGCTCGGCGAATGCCTTCGCCAGACGATCCGTCGTCCACGGGTGGACCGGCAGCCCGGCTGCCGCCGCCTTGATGGTCAGTCGGCTGCACTTGAGGATCCTGGCGACCTGTGACTTCCCCCCTTTATCCGCGTTGGCGGCAAGGAGTGCGACGACACGTTTCTGGAGAACCACGGGTAGCGATTGGTAGCTGATCATCGGTAACCAGTAGACACCGAAGTGTGCCTATGAGTCAAGCCCACATTGCGACCAGACGTGGATTGTGATGCCGTGGAAGTACACGACATGGCCAACATACCCACGGGCAAGCTCAAGGCATTCCTGAAGGACTCTCCGAACGCCGCGGCCGACGCTGGCGACGAGGAGGAAAAGCCCGATGGCACCGAGGATGATGCTGGCGACACTGGCACCGACGACGAAGAGTCCGACGACGAGGGCGGCGACGAAGCAGAGGTCACCGTCGAGTCGCTCGCGGCAGATCTGAAGCCAGCGGTCGCGGCCATCAACGAGATCATCGACGAGTTCCGCACCGGCAGCGACGCGCAGCCGAAGAAGGGCGTCGAGCAGCTCGAAGAGACCGAAGGCCTCGACGCCGAGAAGGTGCACGCTTTTTGCGAGTGGACCGAGGAGGCCGGCAAGAAAGACTTCCGCGCGCTTGGCGACCAGCTCGACCTCGAAGACGTCGACGGGTTCGTCGGCTGGTGCCGCGCGGTTCGCAAGATGGAAGAAGAGGGCGGCGGCGAAGGTGGCGACGAGAACGAAGGGGAAGACGAAGAAGGCGCCGACGAAGCTGGCGACCAGGGCACCGAGGAAGAGACCGAAGACACGGGCGGCGAGTAGTCCATGCCGGACAACAAGAAAAACGGCGCAAGGAAGGCCGAGTCGGCACTCGGGGTGGTCAACACCGACCTGAGCCTGACGGTTCCCCAGCCGCAGTTCCTACCCGATGCCGGCGCCACGCCCGAGCCGCCCAGCGGTTTGAGCGTCACCGGCCGCGGCGCAGCCACGCGCATCTCCGTTCAGCCCCAAGACCTTTCGCGCGAGCTTCCGCCGTGCCCACAGCGTGAATCCGCATTCTCCAAAACCGGAGGCAAACGATGAGCGAGCAAACATCACCCGGCCGCAGGCAAGCGCTTGAACTGGCCGGCGGAAACATCAAGGCCGACGAGCAGCACGCGGCCCCCGACGGTCACCCCATCGACCAGCGGCCCCAGGCCCAACAGATCACACAAGCCGACGCGGACATGAAGCCCGCGACCGAGCGCCCAATGCCGTTCGCGCGCAAGTAGCGGCCTCAAGAGGAGATCACCATGTCCGAAGATCGCGACCCCAAGAAGGAATACGACCAGGCCCACGGCACCCCGACGGGCGCCGATCACAAGGACCTCGACACAGCTTCCACGGCCATGCCGCTGCACGAGCGGCCCCTGGCCATCACCCCCAAGTCCAGCGGCGGCGTCGAGTAGTCGCCTCCCCAGCATTCATCTACGAAGGAGATTTCATCCATGTCAGCATCCACGACTACGCACACCAACACCGTCCGCGACAAGCTCAACAGCTCAGTTCTCGGCTTGCAGGCCGACACTGCCCGCCACGCACCCCTCGGCGACATCCTGTCCACCATGCTCGACGTGCTGAACCCCAACGCCTCGATCAACGCCACGACCATGGGAGCCGTTGCGGCGGCCACCGTGGGCGGCGCCGTTGCCAATACTGGCGTGCAGGCGACGGCCGGCGTGGGCTACGTCCAGGCCGACACGACCGCCATGGGCGTGTGTGTGCTCGCGCTCGTCACCCAGATCAACCTCATGCGCACGGACCTGCTGGCAGTTGTCACGGAGCTGACCGCGGCTCGCGTCGACATCCTCGCTTTGCGCGCCTCGCTCGCGACCGTGGCTTCCGGTCACGTCGGCGGCGTCACCGATTCCGGCCTCACCGTGACTTCGAATGTCGCGACCCTGGCCGCGCAACCGACCCCGAACGGTGTCATCACCGTGCGGGCCACGACCGGTGGCACCACGGGCGTCAAGACCCTGCGTCGCGACCCCACCCACACGCTCACCACGGGCGAGGTGTTCTGGAACGGCCTGACAAGCCTGACCTTCGCGGCCGTCGACGCCGTCACGGCGTGCGATGTCATCTACGCCAAGAACGATCTGTCCCAGAAGGTGTCCTGCCTCATGACCGCCGTGGTCGAGTAGGACGAGGCAAACCCAAGAATGTTTTTCACCCGCCCGACATACGCCATCCCTGGATGCACCAGGGGCGCCTCTGTCGGGCACAACGTGACTCGGACACTTGCGAGTGCCAGCCCGTTGAAGTCGTCAATTCGTGACGACGGCGACGACACAGCCGGTAGACCGCGACGAAACGAGTAGCCCCCTCAAGGAGCGAGTCATGATCAGACGCAATATGAAGTTCCTCTCGCCGGACTCCGGCGGAGGTACACCGCCGACCCCAAGCCCAGCCAATCAACCAGGAGCAGATCCCGGAGCGCTTCCCCCCGGAGGCGATCCACCCCCGCCAGTGCAGCCGCCCGTCCAACAGGGCAAGAACGTCATCCTTCCCAGCCATGCTTTCGCCGAAAGGCTAGAGAAGGCCAAGAAGGCTGGCCGAACCGCCCATCAGGCCGAGCAGGACAAGCAAGCGCAGGATCTCGGCTTCGCCAGTAGCGAGGCAATGATCCAGCACTTGCGTGACCAGCGCGCCAACCGCCGGCCACCCAATGGCCAGCAAAACGGCAATCGACCGACCGGACAACCGCGGCAAGTGGCAGCAGATCCGCCGCCACCCCAGGCACCAGTTCCGCCCAAGAACAAGAACGACAGGCAAGCGATGCAGAAGTACGAGCAAGAGCAGGCGAAGCTACGGCGCGAGAACGAGCGCCTGGCCAAAGAGCGGGACGAGCAGCGCAGGCTGCGGCGCCGCGCCGACAACAAGGCCAACGCCATCGAGGCGCAGGCCACGCTTGAGCGCATCGCCGCGGGCGCAGGTGTCAAGGAAGTCAGCATCGCGATCCACCTGTTCCGGGAGCACTGCCAGGGCAAGACCGAGGACGAGCTGAACAACCTGGACGAGGCCAAGTTCTTCGAAGGCCTGCGGGCGTCGCGCCCGTACCTCTTCGGGGAAGTCACGGTCCAGACCAGCACCGGCACATCGGGCACACCGCCAGCGGCTCCGCGACCAGCGGGACCGACGCCGGGAACCCCGCCGGGAACGGTCGATGCCATGACGATGGACCGCGACACCTGGAATCGACACCAGCAGTCGAGGGGCATCCGATCGACCATCTCCGGACTGGGTTGATTGGCTAGGCACGGGGCCGGACACAGATAGCAGCAGCAACAATCACAAGAGAGGACACCATGGACTTTTCAGTCATCCAAGCAGCGCCAGAAGTTCGCGCCATCGTGCAGGACAACTCCCTCATCCGGAAGTTCTTCGATGCACTTTACCCACGGAATCTTTTCCGCGGGGAAGCGGCCCCCATCCACCAGCCCGGCCAGTCGGGCGATCGGTTCATCTTCACCGGAACCGGCCTCATGGATGTTTCGCCCGAGCCCCTCGCCCCAGGCGATGAGCCCGGCGAGAACAGCTACGAGAAAGAGCAGTGGGACATGCAGCTCCACCAGTACGCGGATCGCTGCCCCGACACCCACATGCCGACCTCCATGGTGGCGATCGTCAACCTCCTGACCGAGAACGTCCACAAGCTCGGCTTGAACGCCGCCCAGACGCTCAACCGCAAGGTCCGCGACAACCTCTACAACGCCGGCATGTCCGGCTGGACCGTGGCGAGCGCCCTCACGTCGGGTGCCAACACCATTCACGTGCAGCGCCTCAACGGTTTCACCCGCGCGCGCCGGCCCGACCTGGCGGCCGGAGAGCCCGTGCAGTTCGCGACCGTGTCTGCGACGAACCCGCTGCAGATCCAGTACAAGAACGCCAGCACCGTCTACAACGCCACGGTCACGGGCTACACCCCGACCTACTCGGGCGACGAGACGGGCCCTGGCGATCTGACTGTGGTTGAAACTGTCACCCTGGCGGCGCGCGACCCCATCTGGAGTTCCGATCACTCCTACGTGGTTCGCCCGAGCGACGTCCTGACGGTCGACGGTCTCGCGAGCGCGGCCAGCTTCGGCATGACCTACTCGCTCTTCCGCAAGGCGGTGGCGCGGCTCGAGGACAGCAACGTCCCCAAGATGCCGGACGGCTACTACCACGTCCACATGAACAGCTACACGAAGGGTCAGCTCTTCGACAGCGACGAGAGCCAGAAGCTCCTCACGAGCTTGCCGGACCACTACTGGTTCAAGCAGTTCACCCAGGGTGAAGTCCTCGGCGGCCTCATCTTCAACGACACCGAGTGCCCGCGATCGTCCAACGTGCGCGGCGGACCCACGAACGTCTACGCCGGTGGCGGACGCGCTGCCAAGGGCGAGCGCTTCGGCGGCGAGTTGTGGACGACCGTCGGCGGCGTCAAGGGCCTGGAAATCCAGCGCCCGATCTTCATCGGCGCCGAGGCGATCTACGAGTACTACAACGACCTCTCCGGCCTCCTGACCGAGGCGGGCGTCAACGGCGTGGTGGGCGAGTTCTCGCCGGCCAAGCTCACCAACAACGGCGTCGAGATCAACGCCGACCGCGTGCAGGTCTTCATGCGCGCCCCGGTGAACGTCATGGGCGATGTCGTGACGAGCGTTTGGAAGGCCATCATGGATTGGCCGACCCGCACCGACGCCACCACTGGTGACGCGGCTCGCTACAAGAGAACGGTTGTTTGCGAAACTGTGTAACCGCCTAAAGCGGAAGCAGCAGCCCGATGTTCGCACCAGAGACATGCCCGACACGAACGGCCGAAGGGTCGGCGGGCATGTCTCTGTCAAGTTTGGACTTCGGTCCAATTAAAGGGCCTGGACTCTTTTCGAGTCGTAGGTATCAGCGGTCGTGTCGCTGTACTCTGGCCCGCCGGCAGGGTGGCAACGCTTCGGCGTTTGCCCATACGAACTTGCCGGTTCGCCGCACTGGTCGCCTGACGTTTGCGGATACGCGCTCGATCGGTTTGGTCACTGTTCGTGTGCGCCCGCTGTTGATGGCGAGCTTGGTTGAGCTTTGTGCTCGTACCGAGTTGTTGTGTGGCATTCGGGAAACGCAAACCCCTGACTGTGTCATCGGATCTGCGTTGCCCACTGGTGGACCTGGTACTAGTTGCCAGTCTGTGGCTTCGGCCATGACGAAGAATTCTCACAAGGTGCAGGCCCGTCGCTGGGGGGTACCTGGCGTTATCTGCCCACGTTGGAATTCGTCGTCCCACCTCTTTTCGTGAAAGGACACCATGGGACGCTTCAGCGACAAGCAGAGCAAGAAGAGGGAAGGCCAGGGTCAGGCTGATTCTGCGCCCGAGGGCCAGGACGCGGCCACCGAATCGGAAGCGCAGGCCAACCCGCTGGACGGACTCGCCGTCAGTGCCGACGAATTCGCGGCCGAGCAAGCTGGCGTGGTTCCCGAGCCCACGGTCGAGGAAAAGAAGCCAGAGGATCCGCCAGGGCCGGTCGTTCCGCCCAAGCGTGCTCCACGGTTCCGCGTTCTCTACGACGTGCCCAAGCTCCGCTTCAAGAAGGGCGACATCCTGGACTCGAACCACTACGACACTCTGCAATTCAAGCTGTTGCTCGAAAGAGTGGCCACGGAGCCCGTCGTCGAGGAGTAACGGCCGTGCTGAGTGAAGAGGTCAAGATGAGAATTCGGTACCACATGGGGTATCCGAATCTCTCTGCGGGTCCATCGCTTTCGATCGGCGTTCCGATCGATACCCCGTACATGAACCTTCTCCAGCGCGCCTTCACGCTCCTGCTGCCCCAGGCCGAACCGTTGGTGCTGGACCTGGTCGAGCGGTGCAACCAGTACGACACCGCGATCGTGGAAGCGCAGATCCGCATGCAGGCCTCGAAGGTCGACGGCATCGAGCTGCGGGCCGACGAGACCGATGCGCTCGAGCGCGAGTACATGCGGCAGGTCGGGCGCCTCTCCGACACCCTGGGGTGTTCCATTTACCCGTTCTCGGAACGGTTCAAGTCCATGCCGTCCGCCAAGGGCATCCAGGTCGGCATGATTGCGAGGGCCAGCTAATGTCCACTCCCATCGTCATCAACCACACCGGGATCGGCGTCGGCAACAGCAGCGCCGCGGGCGGGCTTGCGGCCGGTCCGTTCGATTCGAGCTTCAGCATCACGTGCTCGGCCCACAAGGCGGGCGAGATCGACATCGTGAATGCGACCGACATTGCCCCCAAGGTGCTCGCCCTCGAGAATGTGGTCAAGGTGCGGGTGTTGATGGTTTCGGTCACGGGCAACACGGTCAAGATGCTACTCACCAGCTCAAAGGGAACCGACCAGGCGATCCCGCTGAGCAGTGGTGGCAGGCAGCTTTTCCACGCCCCTACGGTGGGCGACGAGTTCACGGCCATCAAGTTCGTCGGCGACGGCTCGACCGTCAGCTACCTGCTCGCGGGGGAGACCTCCTGATGCAGCAGGACCGGACCCCACCGAACGACGTGCTGGCCGAAATCCCGGCCATCGCGGGACAGGTGCGGCCCGAGTCCACGACCAAGCGCAACCTGATGCAGTCGCTTGGCCCGACGGTCGACCGCATCCGGCAGATCCGCACTAACCTGGGGTGCAGCCCCTACCGGGTCTTCCTCGTGCACTGGCGCTGGCCTGGGAAAGTTGGACTCAACAAGCCCACCGAGATTTCGCGTATCGAGATCCTCCCCACCCCCAAGGTGTCCGACATGAACGGCACCAGCTACATGCTGGCGGCATTCGGGAACACCGAGGGCGGTGGCATCTTCCTGAGCAAGATCAGTACCAAGTTCAGCGAAGACGACCTCACGGGCAAGACGCCCGACCTGCGCGACCTGGTGCGGACCAACACCGGCGCTTACAACGTCGAGTTCTTCTACGAGGTCCACCTCAACCAGCGCGGTTCGAAGCCGCGTCGGTACAGCCCCAGTGGCGTGCCGAACCTCAACCGGACCGGCCTCCACTGGCATTTGAACCTCATCAAGCAGTCCACGTCCTACGACCCGGTGAACATCGTTCCCGAGGTGGCGTCGTGATCCAGTCGGTCAACCTGGCCGACCTCGGCATGCACGTGCGCACGATGACGAAGGAGCGCCACGCCGCGGCCGTGCAGGCGGTTCGAATGACGATGAAGACCCGCGGGCGCATCGTCGTCAGCGAGGAAATCAAGGCCACGAAGCCGGCTCCATTCGATCGCGGAAACTACGACCGTTCCTGGAAGGCCAGCGACATCCCCAACGGCGGGCGCCTTGCCTCCAGCAGCCCCTACGCTTCCACCATCGACGATGGCCGGCGCCCCGGTACCCTGCCCAACGTCCAGGCGCTGGTCGGCTGGGCCAAGCGGCACGGCATGGAAAATCCGAAGAGCGCCGCATGGGCCATCGCGATCGCCATTAAGCGCCGCGGAATTCCGGCCAAGCACGTGTTCGCGCGCGCGAAGGTGCGTCTCATTGAGGCGTGCCGCGCGGCGGCCCGCCTCGCCATCTCGGGCGCAAAGGGCAACGTGGCCTGATGCGCGCCGAGCAATATTCCAAGACCGCCATCATGGACGTAAGGGACGCCTGCGCGATGGCCCTTACCCGCGTGATCCAGGGCATCGACCGGAACATCGCTGGCGAGCACATCAAGTTCAACCACGTGTTCGATGAATGGCCGCGCATCGAGGACGAGTACGATCCGCCCGCCGCCTGCGTGATGCCTCCACCCGACTGGAAGTACAGCGACTCGGGCTCGGCGCCCAAGCTCCTCGAGGACACCATCGAGACCGCAACCGACGTTGTGGCCGGGGAGCCGCCCAGCTTCGGCCTCTACAAGACGGCCGAATTGCTCGACGACTTCGAGCTGTCTATCCGAGCGGGTAGCTCGGCCAAGCGATCTATGCTCAAGCTGGCCATCGAGGATGCGTTCCAGACCCGCCAGATCACCATGAACCCCAACGCCGCCCCCTACGGGTTGCGGGTCGACCTGCCTGAATACTGGGGCCTTACGGCGCGCGCGAGCTTGCAAAGCGGTGCCAACACCGATTCAGCCGACTCAGCCCAGCGGAACCAGCGAGAAGCAACCTTTGTCATCTCCATGCAGGCCCCGAAGGTGCAACTCGGCGCCGTCTACCTGCTCACCCCGACCGTCACCGAAGTGAGCCAGGCCGCAAACGGCCAAACCATTTCAACCCGAACCATCACCGTCACCAGCGGCGTAAGGAGCTAGCTCATGTTCATTCTGCGCACAACCTCGATGCCCACCCTGGCCCAGCTCCGACAGCTCGAACAGATCGTGGCGGTCGACAACGCTGGCCTCAATCTGCCGGTGAGCGCCGGCATCGGCCGCGCCTGCGTGGTGGGCGAGACCCCGCAAGGCCCCTTCACCCCCATGGTCGTCACCGCTCCCAGCGACATCTTGAACATCTATGTCGGCGACAGCAGCCGCTTCGGGCTCATCAGCCAGAGCGGCGTCGACCCGACGAGCGCTACCCAGGACGGATCCGGCGGCGCCTTCGATGGGAACCTGTGGGCCGAGCTCAAGGGCAAGAGCTTCAGCGCCCTGGTCATCCAGCGCGTCGACTGCGACATGGTCGTGGCCAACAGCAGCGTCGCCAAGGCGTTCGTCGCCTTCACCCTCACGGTGAACGCGGCCGAGATCACGTCAGGCAAGCTCAACAAGGACATCGTCATCCCATCGGGCACGCGCTTCGGCGACGACGCCATTGGGGTGGCAACGGTCGTGGTGGCAACTTCGCAGAAGATCACCATCCCGTCGGGCACGACCTGCGGCGGATCCCTGGCCCTCGGCATCAGCTTCACCCAGAGCGCCTCCACCGGCGAACTGACCTACGTCAGCTCGGGCGCCACCACGGGCGCGACCTGCTTCTTCGTCAAGGGCACCACGCTTGCCATCGCCGCCCTGGACACGGTCATCGACGGCATCGCGGCCAGCTACCCATTGCCCGGCGTGAATGCCGGCACGGTCATCGCTTCCACCGGCATCTCAAGCATCAACGCAGCGGCAGCTGGCACGGCCATCTTTGCCCCGGCCGCCGGTGGCACGGCCCCGAGCCCCGATACCCTCTCGAACCGCATCACCCTCAACTACGCCGCGGCCATCACCAAGACCCTGCCGGGCGTGGACGCGACCAACGACATCATCGCCATTTGGTCGGCGCGTAACTACCAGACCAACGGGATGACCCCCGAGGGCCGCAAGACGATGCGCTCGAACCTCTGGCAGAACGCCATCCAGTCCTCAACCACCGGGCGCGGCCGCGTCGCCTGCGTGACCACGGCCCCTGGCCTCGGTGTCACTGGGAGCCAGGCGGTCACGGCCAAGGGCGTCTACACGGGCCTGCGGTCTTCGGATGGCATCACGGGCGCCGACGCCGATCGCTTCTGGATCAACGGTCCCTTCATCCAGGTCTTCAGCCAGGAGCTCAACACCGACATCACCATCAGCGCCTGCGGGACCCGCGCGGCCATGAAGGTGAATCTTTTCAACGCTGGCAAGTCCGAGTACCAGACCAGCGTCGGCAGCACCGAGAATGCCGGCATCCAGAACGTGGACGCCCAGGAAGCGTGCTTCGCCGCCAACCCGCTGCAGAAGGACGACTACATCGCCATGCGGGCCGCGGGCGTGGCTTGGTTCGTGAAGGACAGGACCGCCGGCTGGTGGTTCTACTCGGGCGTGACGGCGGCCGACCAGCTTCTCTTCGAGAACCGCATTGCCGACAACCGCCGCAGCTTCGCCGACGAGGTCGAGGACGTGATCCTTGGACTCGCGGCCCCGTACTCGAAGAAGCCCGGCACCACCCAGCGCGCCGACGCATTCACGACCGACATGACCGTCTACGTGGAGAACCTCGTCAATCCCCCGGTGGGAGATCAGCGCGCGAAGGCTTACCAGGTGCTCGACGGCGCCGCCGCTGGCAACAACAACACCCTGAACGCCGAGGGCGTGTACCTGTTCTCGGCCACGGTCCAGATGTTCGGCGACATGAACGACATCGTCATCAATGCAGCAATCGGGCCGAACGTCATCATCGCCCAGGTCGCCCCCGCGGCCTAACAAGGAGATCCCCCATGGCCGACTATCGAATTCTTGGCAGAGACACGAGCCTGCGACTCACGCAGGACGGGGTGCTCTTGCAGGAGACTTCCGCGATCAAGAACATCGACTTCAAGCCCGAGATCACCCTCAACTCGGAAGGGTTCATCGGCGAGGGAGCCGACCGGCACCGCGAAATTTTCAAGGCGGTCGACGTCAGCTTCGGCATCGAGCCCGAGGGCCAGCAGATCCTCCAGATGCAGTTTGCGCTCTACCAGCGGGCGCGATCCGGGCAGGCCAACAAGCTCCAGATCAACTTGGGGTACCGGCTGCTCTTCCCATCGGGCACCATCGTCCGCATCACGCTGCCTGACCTCAAGTTCTCCGACATCGGCGGGCTCGTGAACGCTGGCCGGGAATCGATGCTCACCATGAGCTTCGCGGCCAAGACCGACCGCTACATTCTCAACGTGTGACATTTGTCCACGTTTCACGTGAAACCGTAACCACCACCGTCAGGGAGGCCACCCATGACCCAGCAGAACACCGGGAACTTTGCAGGCGAAGCAGCATCCAGGATCGAAGCTCTGCCGCGGTACGATTTCGACGTACCCGAAGAGGAGCGCACCGAGACCGACCCCAAGACGCTGACCATCCGCCAACTTACCTACGCCGAGGAGAAGACGGCCATGGAGGCCAAGGAGCACGGTGGCGGGAGTTTCCTCATCGAGGGCACTAAACGCGCCATCTACGCGGCCGATGGGAAGCGCATCACCTGGACCGACAACCAAGCCGAGAGTTTCTTCGAGGGCCTGTCCCCCGCGGTTCGCGAGCTTGCACAGAACGCTTTTGCCTCGGTTAACATGCCGAAGAAGAAGAACGTCGACACTTTTTTAGCCAGCAAGAAGATCACGATCAGAGGCTGACGGAACTCGACTACCTCTGGGACGACGTAGTCTTCATGGCCAAATACACCCACCAGGACTTCGACAAAATACTCAGCCGGACCCGCCCTGAAATACGCAGAATCATAGGGGCCATCGACCGGCTGCTCGAACGAGAGAACAAGCAAAGGCCGATGTAGCAAATGGGCGAGCCAAACACAACGCAAGTCGAGGGCCTGGACTTCGTCGTCCACGACCACGCGGCGCCGGCTGCCGAGCACATCGCAAAGGCCTTCGAACGTGTCCACCACGTATCCGAAGGCACGATCCACAAGCTCGAAGAGATCACCCGCCACACCGCCGTGGCCGGGCTCGGTCTGATGGGGCTCGGCTACGGGTTCCACGCTCTCAGCGAGAAGCTCTCCGACAACAACCTTGAGCTGGAGAACGCCGCGAAGAAGATTGCCGGCGTTCAGTTCACGTTCAGCGGATGGGCCAAGGGAACCTCGGGTCAGCAGAAGTGGGCCGAGTCCCTGGCCGAGGGCAAGGAGGTGGTCGACAAGCTGGAAGTGTCGGAGTCGAAACTGAAGATGGGGCGCGACGAGCTGTCCAGCGTCTACAAGTCGGCCTTCGCACTAGGTGAGCGCCACAATCTCAGCCAGCGGCAAATGATCGGCGTGACCGAGAAGCTCGGCGCGGTCCAGAAGGTTCTTGGCGTCGGTGCCGAGTTCGCCAGCATGCAGATCTCTCGCATGGTCTTGAGCGGTAAGGTTCGCGGTTTCGACGATTTTAGCAAGACGCTTCGCTTTGCCATCGGCGACATGAAAGCCTTTGCCAAGCTCAGCGAGGAGAAACGGTTCGAGAAGATCCAGAAGGCCATGGGCGACATCATGCCGGCGGCCGAGGGGATGGGGCGCGGCGTCCAGGGGAGCCTCTTCGACATCAAGAAGACCTTCAACGATCTCACCCGCGACTTGTCCGGGCCCCTCTTTGAGGAGGTGACCAAGGAGCTTGGCCAGTGGGCCAAGAAGATCTCCGAGATCAGGGAGAACGGCAAGGGGCTCGCCCAAGAGTACGGTGACAAGCTCGTCGGAGTTTTCCATAGCCTGGAAAAATCCACCGGCTTCATGGCCGAGCACTGGAAGGCGATCGCGCTGATCTTTGCCTCGTCCAAGCTCGGTGGGGCGCTTGGCGTAGGGATGGGGGGCGCCGGCGCGGGCATGGGGCTCGGCGAGCTGCTCTCCGGATCCAAGTCCCGCGGATCCATGGGCGAGCTGCTGTCGGACAGCAGGTCATTCAGTACCCGCCTTGGCGTTGCAAGCGGTGGACTTGGCGCTTTCACGGGCAAGCTGCTGGCCGCCGCGCCAGCGCTGACCGCCCTCTACGTCGCCGCCAACGCTGCCGCGGACTGGATGAACAGCCGCCACGAAGCCAACATGGCCGAGCGGGCGAAGCTCGATCTTGGCGCGATCAACGCGCTCCACGGGGGAGCGGCGACGGCCGGCTACCTGCAAATGACTGGACTCGGCGGCAAGGGCGGGGTGGACAAGGATGCGGCAGTGCGGGCTTTCGCCGCCATGGGGGACGCCGAGAGATCTCGATGGGCGGAAAAGCTCGACCAGAAGATCACCAAGTACGTCGCATCGGGTGGCGTCTACGGCGCCGGCATCGGCACGATGCAGACCATGCTCAACACCAACCCAGAGGCGCTGGCCGAGGCCTTCGGCAAGAGCGTCGCCTACACACTCATGCGTGAGAGTCCGCTGTTTGGTCACGGTCTCGGGGTGCTCACCGGGGACGATATGCTCGGCTGGGGTAAGGGCGTCGGCGGTGGAAGCAAGGTCGCTCGAAAGGCCGACGTCAATATCAACGTCGCCAGCCTCACCATCACCCAGGACTTCAAGCAGGCAGATCCAGACCGCATTTTCCACCGCATCCCCGGCGACATCGCCGACATGGTCATGAATCCTCGCGGTAGCAACCTCGCCTCGGTGCCAGGATGAGCGACGCTTCCGACCAGGGGCTCGTCGAGATCATTCCGCTCGAAGGTGGGATGGACCCGATCATTCTGCGCGGATCCGCCTTACCCTTCAAAGGGATGGAATTTCCCACGAAGCAGCGAGTATCGACAAAATACTACCCCGGAAATCCTGTGGCCACCCAGCAGCTTGGCGGCCCCATCAAGCCTGATTCGACGTGGATGGGGCACTTTATGGACGTAGACCTCGGAGAAGGCGGGGCCCGCCAGCTCGTGCTCGCGTTCGAGTACCTGGCCGAGCGCGGGATTCCAGTCGAGGTCCGGTGGGGCGGGCGTCAGCTTGCCAACGGCGAAGACCCGGCCATCGTCCGCCGCGGCGTCATCGACACCTTCACGCCCAAGTACAGCCGCGCCCAGGATGTCGAGTGGTCGTGCGTGTGGGCGTGGCGGGGCGAGGCCATTCAGACCAAGGCGCCTTCGTTCGCCGGATCGGCGTTCGTTCCGAGCAACGACTTCTCGGCCCTGGTCGAGCAGCTCCAGACCACAGCGGACGAGACCGAGTCTTGGATCGACGTCGCGTGGGATATCCTCGGTACCGGCGCCAACGCCATGCTGACCGTGTCCGATGCGCTCGACGACGTGCAGAACAGCATCATCGACGCCATCGACGTTCTGGACGGGGCGAGCGACATGTTGGCCCAGGCCGCCGAGCTGCCGAGCGAGATCGCCGACCGTGCCCGCGGGGTGTGCGCGCGGGTCATCATGGCCTGTGCGAACGGTCGGGCGGCGTGTTGCGAGGCATGCGGGCTCTGGCCCGGCATCGAGGGCGTGTACAGTGGCGAGACCTTCCGCGCCGCGGGGCAGGAGTTCCGCCAGCAGGCCATGGCCGCCAAGCTGGCCATGTTCCCCACCGACGACCCACTCGATTTTCTCGATGGCCAGACGGCCCAGTATGACTTGATCCGGTCCTGGGACTTGCTGGCCGAGCAGGCTAGCACGGCCTCCGCGACGCTTGCCAGCCAGCAAGTCCCGGACATTATCGCGATCGTGCGGCCGCCCGCGGGGAGTGACCTGCGCGACCTGGCGGTGCAGTA